CCTGCGTACCCCCTTGCGTACTCCAAAACTCTACAGAGTTTTTAAAAATTATTCCCTCCTCCTCCCAGCCTTCAAAGAATTTTAAAAATCTCTAAAGATTTTTAAAGCCGCCACCAGAGATTTTCTAGTTTACGAAACTAGAAGGACTTAAAAATCTATGAAAATTTTTAGAGTTCTAAAAGAACTCTATAGATTTCAAAGACCTACCAAAAAATACTTACAGTATTATTTGAGACTCTGAAGAATCTCCTAAGCAAGCACATGATCGCGTCACACACTCTGTCACAACCGCATAATGCAAGGGACAGCAGTTGACAAATTTCAAGGACTGTGAGCTTAATGGAATGGCCTTGGCGATGACAGCCTTGGCAAAACTCACCATTACGGGGCAAAGCCCTACGGAGATACATATGAGCAATTCAGCCATCCAGTTCGACGCTACTGCTAAAGCAACCGTCAAGCAAATCTACTTCATTGGGTCACACTTCGCAAAACTATCAGGCGATACTTCGCAGGAAGTTTATGGGCTTTCCAAAGTCTTCCCTGCCGCTATGATGAAGTGGAATGCAGAGCATTCTGATACACCTATCACGATGGGTGACATCGACACTTGGAAGTCTGGGAACAAAGTTCCCGCCAAGTTCACCAAGATGATTACCGCCAAAAAGCCTACGGCTAAAGCTAAAGCGGCTCCAAAGAAATCAACACCCAAGCCCAAGGTACAGACACCCGCTAAAACTAAGGCGGCTCCAAAGCCATCGGAGATGCCGCTTGGTGACTTCAAGGATCACTTTGAGAAAATCACTGGCAGAGTGTTCCGACTTGAAGAAACTTCAAAGGAGCATTCAAAGCGCATGGCGACGATGGATGCCAAGCTGGATATTATTATGGCACACATCACAGAGACTCCTGACAGCGAGTAATATTATATCGCCCCGTTTCGGCGGGGCTTTCAATCCCTCTCTCACACAGGATAAATATTATGAGCATGATTAACAAATCCGATTACGATAAGTTATTGGCTGACTGCGCGGCTATTACTAATCCCACCGAAGGCCAGTTAGTATTAATTGATCCAGTAATATGTAAAACGTGTGCATATTATATTGGCAGTTGGTGTGCTGAATGGATGGGTGATGAGTGGCTTCCTCAACCTTATGCTAGGCATACAGAATATCTGGCTACCGAACAACAAGCCAAAGAAATTTTAGAATTATGGGAGATATAATACTATGAACACACGATACAGCTCACCTGAATGGAAAGAATTAGAGCGCATCCAAAATAGTCCACGTTATCAGAACGTAGACATATTAACTATCACGGGCTTTATGGACGATGAGCAATTCAAAGCCCATGTCGAGCGATATAGAATTAAGAATGAAGAGGAACTCTGATGATAGCTGAAGGCGACATAGTAGAATATACCGACGATTCAAATTATAAACTAAAAGGTAAAGTTGTTTTAGTTTATACATCATTGGCGGGGCATCGTTGTGTACACATTAATAATTTTTATGTGACACGTAGGGTTGAGGAAGTCCAAAAAGTTAGTCAAGTAAGGGAGTAACTATGAATAATATTACAGTCGAAATCAAAAACAAATATGGGGTAGATTATATCTATCCCGTTTGTTCCAAAGCTGTCAGTTTCACTGAGATAGCAGATACCAAGACTCTAACGCCTTACGTTATAAAATTAATTAAGTCTTTGGGATATAAAGTAATTGTTCAATCCAACACTCCAGAGGAGCTATGAAGATGACACACGCTGAAGCCAAGTATAAAGAATCACGCCTGATGATCTTTGCAGGCTGTTATATCTTTACTGTCGTTGCTGTTGTTTTAATTACTATCTGATCGGAGATAATATTATGTTGACCATCAAAGCTGATTGCCGTACTTGCCCTACGATTAATTCTATTGACGTTCATCCTGATGATTACCGTAATTATATGTATAATAATCAGTTGGTTCAGAATGTGTGGCCTGACCTGACAACCGATCAACGTGAAATTATTATAGGCCATAACAGCGGAGCATATTACTGTAGTCCCTGTTGGGATAGATTATTTAAAGATTATGACGATGGCCCTTGGCCTGAAGATACTGGCAAGGATAATTGGAAAACTGAAAGCCCTTACTGTTAGGAGATGAAGAATGAGTTGGGATATAGAAATAAATACTCGCCTTGGAGGAATCCAAAGGCTTTATAAATTTTCTAACGGCTTGTTTGCATCGGCTGTTCAAAACCCTGCCAGCTACGGCAATAGAGAACACATGGGTGAGCAAGGGCAATGGGAGCTTGCTGTATTAGATTTTAAAGGTAACTTTAAAACTAAAGATATTTTTCCTGATGCTGATGACGATGTTATTGGCTGGTTAGATTTTAATAGAGTTTATGAGTTGGTTCATGTTATAGACGATTACAAGGAAATAGTATTATGAAAACTTACATCCACGTTAATCAACACAAGATTCGTGCCAATAAAAAACACGGTACTGATGAGCCTGTTATTACTATAAAGCGAGGCAAATCAAATACTTATTGTCATGAGGTCAGCATCAATGGGCCTTCAGTTTTACGGTACAGTGGCAACGGTAAGCCTATATTATCTTGTGGTGCGAGAGTTGTAATCGAAACTGAATCTGATGTGGAGATAGTTAAATGAAATTTAAAAACGAATGTAATCACCCTGAAGAAAACTATTTATTTACTATGGAGATTGACGGCGAGCAGTGTGATGTTTGGGTAGTAGAAGATGCTTGTAAATTAAAATGCGATAGAGATCATCACGAGTTTTGTCTGCGCTATGGCAACGAAGATAATGAGTACCGTAGCAGTTGGGATTGTAGTTTAATTGAAAGAAGTCTCTCGCACCGTAGAAAATATACAGAGACTGACGTTGAACGAGAACACATTGAACAACTAATAAAACTAAAAGAGAAGTTAAAGGACGTTGGCTTCTGGGACATTGGCTGGAGTCTAGACCCTGAAATAACTGAAGTTGCTATACCTTAAATACTTCAGGACTTTAAAGCCCTTGAACAAGGTGAAAGGGCTTTAAAGATCCTTTCGTAAAAGCGGCGGGGCTGTCCTGTCGCATCATCACTTGGAGATATATTATGCCTCGTGCAACTGGTTGGTTCCGTGTAGAAACTGAAGTAGATATTGATGACTACGCTGGTGAATATGATATAGAGTTTGATGGCATTGAAGATGTTATCGAAACTGCTGAACTCAATAACTACACCAAAGAAGAAATTGTTGATTGGTGTTTTGAGAATGGCTTAGACCTTACAAACTATTTCATTACATCGCTAACTGCCTCACAGATTATAGATATCTATACAAAATCTATTACTAATTTGATAGATGAGCAAGGTCTTACGATCTCTAATCTGCGCGATAGAATTAAAGACCTTGAGGCAGAACTTAAAGAAGCCCGTAAGACTGATGAAGAGGCTGTGAAAGATGTTGCATACTAATTTTGTATTTCATGCTTGCCTTACGGACGATCATCCTGTAGTAATAAAACTACCAACAACACTAGAAGAGATGGATGCTTGGCAAAAGGGTAGACTATCAGCCGGTGAAGCTATGCCGCGAATGTCTGCTAAGGAATTAGACTTAATACAGGGGCGTTTATCGCCCTTGGATTTCAACACTGAGAGGTAATTATGTATTCTGTTCATGCAAAAGCGATCCAAGATTACGCAAAAGAATCTAGTGATAATCTAGTTAATGTAATTACTATGGTGGTCTTGAGCATTCAACAACCTTGGATAGCTGTCGGAGATCAGATGGCTGATGTAAAATATCACGGCATTAATTCTAAATTTCTTTGGGGCAACAAGAGGAAAGCTTATACATATATAACTAAACGTAAGGACTTCATTCACAATCAATATCTTGCAGTTATAAACTCAAGTAAATCCGATACCGAAAAAGCATATTCACTTATGAAAATCTTTCTTCGTGTTGACGGGCTTGGTATGGTGAAGGCTGGTTTTGTTTGTCAATTATCAGCAGGCTTAGTAGGCTGTATTGACCTTCATAACATTAGGCTGTATGGTATTGATGAAAAGATTTTAAAGTTACCAAAGTCTTTGAAGTCTCAAGATAAAAGAGATGATAAGATAAACAAGTACATATCTATATGTCACAATATAGGTACTGAAAATCTTTGGAATACTTGGTGTGACTATTTATCTACTAAGAGTCCAAAGTGGTCTGATGGCTTTGAAGTCTCTAAAGTTCATTATGACTATTTGATGCGGTAAAACTTAAACTACTTGGAGAAAACCATGAATAATGTAACGCCTATTTTTGCTGATCGTCCCGCTAGTCTTTTTGAAAAAGATTACGGTGATGCTGGTTTTGATGTGGCAAGTGTACCCCTGATGTATTTTAATGAGGCCGGTGAATGGCATCATTCTTCTAAGGTTGCTGTCGTGCGTACAGATACTATGCAAGAGCTTGGTGTTCACGGTCAGAAGTATAAGCCGGTAGCACCAAAGACTTTGATTGACGCACAACGTGCAATTATTATGCGGAGCGCACTTAATACTGAAGGCATTACTGAGACTATCCGAACGAGCCATAGCGGGTCTAGAACCTTCGTGCGATATACACTACCTAATCATAACTATACTACGGCAGACGGCGATACAGCCACTCTAGAGATACTTGGCACTACATCTTTTGATAGTAGCTTCCCGTTTATTATTTCAGTCGGGGCTTTGCAAGCGGCTTGTATGAATGGTCAGGTTTTTACTGGTGGTACTGCGGCTATCTTCAAGGCGCGTCATACTATCAATCTTGACATCGACCATGCTTCTCGTGTTATAGTCAAGTGTCTTGAAGTATTCGACAAAGAGCGAGATCTGTGGCGAGATATGTACAACACACCCGTTAGTGAAAAACAAGCTATGTATAGCTTTGCAGAAGCCGCGAACTGTTTAGATCTTGTACAGGCCGCAGTGTATGAGAGTGGTGTTTCATGGTCAGCAGTGTTTGATAAGTTGCCGCGATTTAATAGCGCATTAACTTATCTTGCTAATGCTTGGAAAAGTTACTCTGCCCGAATGGGACACAATCAGTGGGCTGTATATAATACACTTACTGATTGGTCTACTCATGCTCCAGCACCAACAAAGAAATCAGAAGCCAATATCGCATCCGTTAATACTAAGCGGCAAGATGTTGTACGCCGTGTGGTGAACTCTGATGTATTCCGTATCGCGGCCTGATAATGTTGATGTTGAATCTCTTGTTCAGCTTTATATTTATCTCAAGCCTAATCCTGATTATGGGGGCTTGGCCCAGAAGCTGAAAGAGTTACACTTCTCTGCATCAGAGATCTTCAATGTCCTTCATAAAGTTCGTGAAGGCCACTACTAAAAACTATAGCGTCCTTCGGGGCGCTTTTTGTTTGGAGATAATCGTGATAGGTAAAGATAAAGAAAAGATATTAAATGTACAGCGACTAATTAGATCAGCGATGACCGATGAAGATTACTGTTCTTTTGTTCTTGATTGTTTACATGAAGAGCAAAGTAAGTTTTCTTTAGAGAGATTAAATAAATTCTGGGACGATGCCGCAAAGTCTAGCGACACCGTTGAAGAATGGATCAACAACCACAGAGGAAAGTGATATGTATTATGTAGCCCCCTACGAAAACAACAGCGGTGGTATGATTATTTGGCGGCACGTTAAAAAACTAAAAGATTTCAAAGCCGATGAAGGCGTTGAGTATTTAGTAGCTAAGAATAAAAAAGAAATGGAGATTGATGTGGGTAGCTCGTTGCCAATCTACATTGGGTTGGATGGTAGACTAAAGAAGTGCAGTACTTATGCGTTGTATTTATTTTAGGAGATTGTAATGAGACTTACGAAGCCCCAGCAACAAGCGTTACAAGCGAAGTGGATATACTCAAATCAAAATAAAACTTACTTACAGTTTAGACGGGCTGTTCAAGAAGTATTTATGGGGGAGGGCGCTGTCTGTGTACAGTGGAGCGGTATGTGGTTAGTAATAGAACCGGACGGTTACGCACATTCTTAGGAGATTATTATGAGCGATGAATCATTAGTTGTTTGGGTTGTAGAGTATTTTGATACGGTTGCAAATGAAAGGTCACTTGATCTATATAAAACAGAGAGTATGGCGAGGGCTGATGCAGAGAAGCTCAAGTCTGAAAATGTTATTACTGATATCTTTATTTACCCACGGAGGGTTTGGGAATGAATAGGTTAAGAGAACTTCAAAGCTGGCGACAATTCTTTCGCAACCAAAAAGCGAAACACCTTAGAACACACAGAAAATATAAAGAAATGTGGGGCGAGGAAGACAGCATGGCCCGTTTCATGGAGGGCTTTGCCGCTGGCTATACAAGCCCCATTAGTGTAATGGATACTCTTATTCAACAGGAGGAAGCTAGAGATGGGAACGCCTAGTATGTATGGATCATTTGTTCTAGATGCAGAGCTAGATTGTGCTTGGGCGACAATGGATGTTAGAATCTTTTACACAAATCATTCAGAAGGGGTAGAGCTTGATAAAATTGAGATGGTTGGAGGCCACTTGGCAGGATTGGATGTCAGTAGCTATTTCAATACTGATTATATATTTGATCTTATTGCTGATGAGATGAGCAATGCAGACTATCATTGGTCAGATCACGGAGACTAACATGAATATTTTTTACCGTAGTAAATGTCCACGCAAGGCCGCAGAAAGCCTATGCGACCAACACGTTGTCAAGATGCCGCTAGAGACTGCACAAATATTATCTACGGCACATCGATACCTTGATGGTAATCTTGTCGAGGGCCGCACTGACTCAGGCCGTAAAGCTAAACGCTGGGTGCTTGATAAGCACGACGATAAATTTTATCTTGCGGCTCATGTCAACCATCCTAGTACTGTGTGGGCTAGGCAGAGCAAAGAACATTACGAGTGGTTGTACGAACACTTTCAAGCACTCAGCCTAGAGTTTGAAAGGCGCTTCAAACATAACCACAAAAGCTGGAACAAGCTAAAGTTCTTTACGAGCAAAGCCCCACAAAACATTGAAAGCTCTGGGTTTATTGCTCCACCTCAGTGTATGCCAGATGAGTTCAAAGATCCCAACACTGTTACGGCCTACAATAAATATTATGAGTTCAAGTTTTTTGATTGGTTACAAAAGGGGAGGCCAATGAGGTGGACAAATGTACTTTAAATTAAACCCTAAAGACCATCACGACTCTATCCTTATGGGGCAGGATACTGTTAGACTTTGTGAAATGCAGGGTATTGTTCCAAGAATGACAGATAAAAAAGGCATGGACACGAGAACTAAAAATAATATACTCGCTTTCAAGGCAGAGTTTTTATTTGCCCGTCTCTTTAATTTACCCTTGCCCGTTGTGAATGTTTTGTCTGATGGAGGTATAGATTTTTGGTTGGGTGAAACATCAGTAGATGTTAAGTGTAGCTCACACACTGATGGCCCTTTAATATTTGACTCTGAAAAATCTTTTGCGGCTAAAGTTGCAGTTCTTTACGGCGCAACTGATGACACTGAAATTTTTAAACTACATGGCTGTATCGGCAGGAAAACTTTTTTTGAAAAAGCCTACAAAAAAGACTTTGGCTATGGAGAAAGGTTTGTAATGGATGCAGACAGCTTAGATCCCATTGAAAAACTATGGAGGTTTTATGTTGAAAAAAACTTGGTTGTTAATTAAAGAATCGCCAGAGTACGTGTTTGCTTTGGTGATAGTAAGTTTCTTTTCTATTGGTATTACAATCGGTGAGTATCTAAAATATGGAGGATACCTATGAGCATTGATGACGTAGCCCCAGCAGAATGGGATCGTATATCTAAGAGCAACACGGTCTATGGAAAACTTTATCACCCGGAAGATAAACATGATGTGGTGAATAAGCCAGATCATTATAACAAGGGGGCCATTGAAGCTATTCAAGCTATCAAAGCTTCAATGCACCCACAGGAATTTAAAGGATATCTCAAGGGTAACTGCTTGAAATACCTTTGGAGGTACGAATACAAGAATGGCAAAGAGGATCTCAAGAAAGCACAGGTCTATTTAGGCTGGTTAATAAAGGAGCTAGAAAGTGATTGATGATACCATTGTATCAGATGTAGGTAAAGAGTATTCGGTTGAAGAAATTAAACACAGCAATCGAATCATTAAGAGTGCAACACCCAAAGGAACTTTGGATTGGCATCTCAAATGGATCGCCAGTATCTGGTTGCTAGTTGCTATCTCTTTAAGAAGTACTGGAGTGCCAGAGTTACAAGTGTATGATATGTTTTTAAGTTTTGCTGGTACTGCGCTATGGGCTGTCGTGGGATTTATGTGGCGTGATCGTGCGCTCATAATGATTAATACTATTGCGGCAGTAATGTTACTAGGCGGTTTAGTCGGAAAGATATTTGGAGCTTAACATGACATTCGATGAATATCAAACACGAGCAGGAACAACAGCTTTATATCAAGATAAGTTTTATCCTATTGCATCTTTGATGGTAGAGTCAGCAGAGTTATCTGATCTGTTTATCAAGCCTATGTTGCGTGGAGATAACAAACAAATAGATAGGCATGATATAGTTTCAGAGGCTGGTGATGTACTCTGGAATCTTGCAATGCTTTTAAGAGATAATGGGGTTGACTTTTCTGAAGTTGCACAGTACAATCTGTCCAAGCTCCAGAGTCGTGCGGAGCGTGGAGTGATTCAAGGATCAGGAGGTGATCGTTGAAAGTAATACAAGGTAACTTTACTAAAGACAAGTCTAAGTCTTTAAATGAAAAGCTAACTGAAGGTCTTACGAAACTAGAAGATTCTACTGGTGAAGAAGCTTTAAGATATCCTTTTATTCTTATTGTTGATACAGGAGAAGATTTAAGAATAGTATCTGATATAGAGATGGAGAAGTTTAATCTCTTATTAGATCTTGTAAAGATGACCATCCTAACGGGGGATTACAATTAATGGATGATGAAGTCTTTAATGTTGAGGATGCTCTTTGTCGTGCTTTTGTGATGGGTCTAGGTACTAATCTGCCCTCATCAGATACGGTGAAGAATATGCTCAGTTGGATTAGTCTAACGTCAAAAAAGGAGGGAGTTACTTTGACTGAAGATTATGTTTGTAGTTGTATACCGCGTTATATTACCTTTCTATTTAACAAATCTTAGGAGATTTATTTATGGCACTTGTTGAAGGCGTTGCATATTGGGCTTCAGTTACTACACCGAATACAACTTTTACTCCGGTGTACACTGTAAACCTTGTTGTTGATGAAGAAATTGCTAGTGACTTTAGGTCGCGTGGCTTCACCGTCAAGGATATGGAAGAAGGCCCAGCACTTCTTATCAAGCGTAAAGTTAATGGGCCAAACGGCATGATCCGTTCAGCACCAAAACTTTTAGACAAGCACAAGCAACCAATGAACGTAGCGGTTGGTAATGGTTCAAAGGTAAAGGTGCAATACAAAGAGTGGGAGTCTACTTGGAATGGCACTGTTTACAAAGGACTTGACTTACAAGCTATGCAAGTCTTAGACCTTATAGAGTATTCTAGTCCTGATGGTGCTGAGTTTGATATTGAAGATGACGATGGAGATGAACTGTAATGTGGAGATATACAAACGAGGATAAAACCTATGATGTTAGCTTGTTGTCTGATGAAGGTCAGGCAACATTCCAACTCTTAGCGACTGTACAAAGCCGTATTGATGGTTTTCAATCTGATCTTACTATTGCTCAAGCGGCGGCAGTTGCACTGCACCAGAAGATGCAAGAGTATCTAGAAGATGTTGCTATTGTCGAGGACGATGAAACGGAGGAATAAACATGGGCGACTTTGTGGCCTATCAGAAACCTTGTCCAAGTTGCGGGGGCAGTGATCCTGTCTCCGTAAACGAAAACGGTTCTGCAAAATGCTTCAGTTGTGGAACCTTTTTTAAAGATTATGAATCTGCAATGGGAGGCAATGTGGCAGACTTCAACAGCTTCAAAAGATCTAACGACAACAATTCATTTAAGGATACACAAAGTGTGTTTTATCATGCACTAACAGACCGACTAATCTCACTAGAGACTGCAAAGAAATATGGTGTCCGATCAGTCAAAGATGAGTCGGGCAAAATCATTGAACATCACTACCCCGCGTACATAAACAATGAAGAAGTCGCTACTAAAATCCGTAGAGAAAATAAAACATTTACTTGGACAGGCTCGCCCAAAGGCACTGGCCTTTTTGGCCAACAGATTGCACAGACGGGCGGTAAATATATTACGATCACTGAAGGTGAGTGTGATGCTATGGCGGCATACGAACTTCTGGGGAGTAAATGGCCGGTTGTATCTGTTAAGAATGGAGCGCAGGGTGCAGTCAAAGACGTTCAAGAAAATCTTGAGTTCCTTGAATCATTTGATACGGTGGTTATTTCTTTCGACAACGACAAGCCCGGAAGAGATGCCGCAAAGAAAGTGGCACGTATCATTAAGCCGGGAAAAGCTAAGATACTCACACTGCCCACTGAGTTCAAAGATCCTAATGAAATGCTCAAGCTGGGCCACCACAAAGCTTACGTTACTTCATGGTGGGCTTCAAAACTTTATACACCGTCTGGGATTCTAAACGTCAGTGAAGAGCGTGAGAACTACAAGAAGCGCGAGAAGAAAGAATCAATACCTTATCCTTGGCACGGCCTTAACGACAAGCTTGAAGGGCTAAGGCAGAAAGAACTGATTACTTTGACGGGCGGTACAGGTCTTGGTAAGTCTAGTGTGACGCGAGAGCTTCAGCATTGGTTGATTACTAATACTAATGATCGTGTTGGTGTCATAGCTCTTGAAGAAGATTGGCGGCGTACAGTTGATGGCATCCTTTCTATTGAGGCTAATGATCGTCTGCACATTGATAGTATTAGGGCCAAGTACAGCGAAGAAGAACTAGATAATTTCTTTAATGTCCTCTATGGCGGCAATAACGAGAATAGAGTTTATATCCATGCCCACCTTGGGATGAATGATGTTGATAGTGTATTCTCTAAGCTACGCTTTATGGCAATGGGCCTTGAGTGTAAGTGGATTATCTTTGACCACTTGCATATGCTTCTCTCTATGACTACTGATGGTGACGAGCGCCGTAACATTGACTCTATTATGCACAACTTCAGAACGCTAGTAGAAGAGACAGGTGTGGGTCTGATACTTGTATCACACCTTAGAAGAGTTGATGGCAATCGCGGTCACGAAAATGGTATAGAAGTAAACCTCAGTCACATGAGAGGATCGCAAAGTATCGCACAGCTATCTGATTCAGTAATATCTTTGGAGCGCAACCAACAAGCCGAAGATCCTGTTGAAGCCAGTACCACTAAGGTTCGTGTCCTCAAGTCTCGTTATACAGGAGACACAGGGATAGCCACCCATTTGTTTTATGATAAAGATACTGGTAGACTCAGCGAGATCGCAATGGAAGAAGAAGATCAAAATGAGATTGAATTATGAAGAGCATAGTATTTGATATTGAGGCAGACAGTTTAGAGCCTACAAAGATTTGGTGTATTGCCGCAGTTGATCCTGACTCTGGTGAAACCAAAACCTTTGGGCCTACTGAGATTGTTAACGGCCTTGCCTTTCTTACGACTGCTGAGAAGCTGATAGGTCATAACATTATTGGGTATGATCTGCCAGCTATAAAGAAGATACACAACGTAGATCTAACAGAGGGGCGAGCGATTGTAGACACTCTCGTACTATCGCGTCTCTTTAATCCAACACGAGAGGGCGGTCATAGTCTTGAGTCTTGGGGCTATCGCATTGGACTACAAAAAATAGATCATACAGAGTTTGGGGAGTACACCCCAGAGATGTTGAACTATTGTCGCAATGATGCTGTCCTCAATGCAAAGATGTTTAACCAACTAAAGTCTGAGTCTCGTGGCTTCAGCCGACAGTCAGTAACAATAGAACATGACACCCTAAAGATTATTGCAGAACAAAGGGATCATGGATTCTTATTGGACATTCGCACGGCTACACTCCTTGAAGCCGAACTAACTGACCGCCTCAAAGAAGTAGAGCGTGAAGTTCAGAAGACCTTCAGACCCAAGCAACTTAAAACTGTTTTGCTACCACACTTCACAAAGACAGGTGCGCTATCTAAGATGGCCCTTATCCAAGGATCAGAAAAGAAAAGCCGCCTAACTCAAGAAGAATATGAAGAGCTTGCTACCAAGCGTAAGGCTGTACGCATTGAAGAAGTTCCTTTTAATCTTGGCTCACGTAAACAGATAGGTGAATATCTAATTGACTTTGGATGGAAGCCAAAAAAGTTTACCCCTACAGGACAGCCGATTGTAGATGAGTCCACACTCAGCAAGATTAAAGATATACCTGAAGCAAAACTTATTGCAGAGTATCTTCTATTACAAAAGCGTATAGCACAGGTGTCTTCTTGGCTTAAAGCGACCCATGAAGATGAGCGCGTAAGAGGCTTTGTAAATCCTAATGGCACTATAACAGGTCGCATGACACACAACAGCCCCAATATGGCACAGGTTCCTAGTGTTTCTGCACCCTACGGCAAAGAGTGTCGAGCCTGTTGGACTGTAGAAAAGGGCTATAAGCTAATTGGTATTGATGCTAGTGGCCTTGAGTTAAGAATGCTTGCACATTATATGAAGGATGAGGACTTCAAAAATGAAATATTGCACGGAGACATACACTCAACTAACCAACGACTTGCAGGGCTTGAATCGCGAAATCAAGCAAAAACATTTATCTATGCACTCTTATACGGAGCAGGAGATGAAAAACTTGGCAGTGTGGTTGGAGGAAACAAGCGTGATGGTGCGAAACTTAGAAAGCGTTTCTTCGATAATCTCCCTGCATTTAAACATCTTAAAGACACAGTTGGACGAGCGGCTTCAAAAGGTTTCCTCAAAGGACTAGATGGCCGCAAGCTATATGTTCGCTCTGAACACGCCGCACTGAATACACTACTTCAAAGTGCTGGTGCTATCGTTATGAAACACGCTATGATAAACTTACACCACGATATAAAACTTAATACTCTTGACGCACACTTTGTCTGCAACGTCCATGATGAATGGCAGATAGAAGCTTTAGAAAAACAATCTGATTGTGTGGGTCAGTTAGGTGTAGACGCTATTCGTAGAACGGGGGAAGAGCTTGAGCTTTTCTGTGAGCTTGATGGAGAGTACAAGATAGGAGATAACTGGAGTGAAACGCACTAATGTGAAACAACTTGATATTTTTGATGATTTAAGTCCACATAAACTGCACAGAAAAAACGATCCAAGCACAAGCAAAGAAGCCGCCTATTCAATACCCTTAGCAAAAACTAGGGCCTTTGTTCTGGGCCTAGTAGAAGAGGCGGGGGCAAGAGGGATTACAATAAGAGACATGACAAAAAGGTTTCCTGAGATATCTCCTAGCTCTATAACATCCAGACCTAATGAACTAGCAAAACTAGGGCTTATCTTTTATGCTGGGGATAAACGAGATGGGTCGAGAGTTATAAGGCATATAAAATATAAGGAAGACATAGATGAAAACACAGCACGAGCCTAACAGAGTCG